GGGTCAGACGTTGGATTGTAGTTCCTAAATAAGGAATAGAGTTTTCTCCAATAGCTTCTAAAAGAAAGGATATAGCGTTAGTTAGGATAGAATGCACACAGGTATGTGCGGTGAATCAACACCAGTTTTATTATCCTTTGGTCTCATTTGAGAAGCACTGCTAAACGTAAAGTTCCAATCGAAAAGATCAAATCTCAAGGGGGAACCTATATCTAATTGAAAAATCTTTTAAACAGTTTGGATTTGTAAGAAAATCTTTTATATCTTTGTGAAAACAAAAACTAAAAGAATGAACTTTAAACCAAATGGAAATTGGGTAGTACTACCTAATCCAGCTAAAAGAAAAACAGAGTCAGGAATTATTCTAGATGACGCTACTGTTAATAAATTAAAAACTAACATTTTAAAAGTATTAGCTGTAGGGCCTAATTGCATGTTTGCTAAAGAAGGTGACACTATAATGATTGACCCTAGAGGAGAAGGTGTTATGGTAGAAATTGAAGAAACAGAATATGTAATGGTAATGGAGCAACAAATCTTAGGGATAATGTAATGGAATTGTATTGCGAAAAGTGCGACAATAAAGTAGAGGTTACTACGTTTACTATGAAGATAGTAAATGAAAAGATAGTTAAGTCAGAATCTATCTGCAATTGTGGAGAACAAATGCAAGATGTATCTAAATATGAAGGCCTTGGCGGTATTATTAAAAAGCCAGGTGGGACTGTTTCTAAGAAGTTTTAAAATGAAAGGAACAGTTACAATAAGTTTAGGTGATTATGAAAAACTTAAAGATTCTTCTAAAGTCGCGCAAGAGATAGAATCTTCTACTCGTAAAGCTGCAAAAGAATTACAAGTATTTTTAAGTTTTTTATGTACTCGAAGTTCTATAGAAGAGCATGTAGACGAGTTTAACAGGCAGTCTAAGCTGTCTGAAATTGCTGTTATAAATGGTGTAGCTCGTATAAAATTTAAAGATGATAAGAACTAAATTTGCAACTAGCAAAGTATATGACTGGGTATCAATGATGATAGAATTTGAAGATAAATTAACATTGTGGTGTAGTGAAAATACTAATGCAACCTATGAAATGGATGTCTATGTAGGAGAAGGAGAATATTATTTAATAGTAACAGTAGAAAGTGATGAAACAGATAACAATACCAATAAACTCGAATTATAAATACCTACAATTTTGGAATGGTGTTTTTAATATGACTCCTAAAGAACTTGATATTTTAAATTTATTTCTAACTTGCGCAGATAGTTATGAAGACTTGTGCACCTTAGATAATAAAAAATGTGTAGCAGAAGCTTTAGGGTTTAAAGATAAAAATACTCTTAATAACTACATTAAAAAGTTAAAAGATAAGAACGTGTTTATATTTAAAAACGGATCTTATTCATTAAACAAATTTTTAAATCCAAAAAATGGAAGCATTCAAATATCTTTATCATGGAGATAATATTGATTTACTTACATCAGGCTATGTTGTTACAGAGTTTTTACTAAATTCTCAATATATATTAGTACTACAAGATGAAAAAGGAAAAGTAGTAGAAATATCACACACAAGCCTTAAAGATTATGAGTAATATAGAAAAACTAATCCAAATAGAAAAAGATGTCTGAAGAAGAAAAACCAAAGTTGCCTAGCTTTGCTACAATGGCAAAAAACTTTGCAACAGATTTAGCAAAATATATAAAAGAAGGGGCGCCTAATGTTTCTGCTGAAAATTATGAAGCTAGATTAGAAGAATGTAAAAAATGTCCTCTTTTAATTAAATCTACTATGAGATGCGGAAAATGTGGATGTTTAATCGAGCACAAAGCTAGGTGGAAAACAACTAACTGTCCAGATAAGCCAAGTAGATGGAAACCAGAAATAATGATTACTAGACGTGAGCACGAGCAAAAAAGAAATAATACAACGTATAGCGACGAAACATAATTTACCTTTAAGTAAAATTGAAGAGATTGTAAACTATCAGTTTAAGTTTGTAGCAGACATTATTAAGAAAGGTAATTTTGAATCAGTAAGATTGCCATATTTTGGTAAATTTTCTGTAAAAGCTGGAAGACTAAAGCATATACAAAACAAAAAAGATGGAATTATTAATAGTAAGTAATGATGCGGTAATAGCATCTCCATATGTGTTAACAATTAAAGAGTTTGCAGAGATTTCTAAGAAAAAACAAGAAATAGCTGTAAAAGAATTGTCATATGTGTATCATATGTGCGATCATAACTCTCCATTTGCTGTATATGACGCAAAAGAAAAAGAAGAGCATGTTATTAATAGTATATTTAAAACAAAGTGGTCTCCTGATACAAAAGTAAAGGCAGCATGCAATAAATATGTAGAATTAAAAGAAACACACGCAATAAAACTTCTAAAAGCTGCAAGATCTGCAGTAAATAAGCTAAAAAATTATTTTGAGATTGTAGATTTAACTGATATTGATGATAATGGTCGGCCTATCTATCAAGCAAAAGATTTAGTTGCTAATTTATCTAAAATGGCAGATGTTGTTAACGGATTAAGCAAATTAGAAGACTTAGTTAAAAAAGAACAACAAACTTTATCTGCAAACAGAGGAGGAGTTGTAGTAAATAAATATAGTCAGTAATGGATTTTTTAGAAGGATTAGAAGAATACAATAATGCAATGGATAATGCGTATCAAGTTGTTACAAAGAAAAAAGATTTAAATATATTATACAAAGAGCTTAACGATAGCGACAAAGATTACTTTTCTTTGCCTTTTAATTTTTCTAACGTCCCTTCTGTAATAGATATGCTTATAGAGCACTACGAATCTTTAGAAGATTCAGATAAATGCGTCAAATTAAAAAAAATCTTACATGTTTACAAAAACTGACGAGTTTAGAAAAGCTGCTTTAGAGTATATGGACTCCGGCTTATATACAAGAGCTTTGCCAGGAACTAAAGACTATTATGAGTACTGGGATAATCAAAGACATAGATGTATTTACGGTTATACTGTAGGAGATATTACAATTACAGGAAATCATTATTTTTATTTAAATTTTTGTCCTATAGACAGATCTGTTGAAGAGGTATTGCCAGATGGCATTGTATTAGCTAAACGTGAGCGTACTTTTCCTGCATTTTATGATGGAGATTTTAAATATTTTACAGCAGTAGATACATGTAGAAAGTCTAACAGACATATGACAGTTTTAAAAGCTCGTCGTAAAGGATATTCTTATAAAGCTGCAGCAATGCTAGCTCGTAACTATTTTTTAGTACGTAATAGTAAAAATTATGTATTTGCAGGACAAAAAGAATATTTAATTGGTGATGGACTTTTATCTAAAGCTTGGGAAATACTATCATTTGTAGATAACAACACTGCATGGACTCAGCCTCGTCTAAAAGACAGAGAGATGAATAAAATGTCAGGATATAAGAAAAATGTAAACGGTGCTGATGTTGAACTAGGTATGAAATCTATGATTATGGGCGTGTCTCTAAAAGATAACCCAGATAAAGTGCGTGGTAAAGCAGGAGAGCTTATTTTCTTTGAAGAAGCCGGTGCATTTCCAGGATTACTAAAAGCTTGGGAAGTTGCTATGCCTACAATGCGTCAAGGTGCAAATACTCTTGGAACAATGATAGCATTTGGTACAGGTGGTACAGAGGGAGCTGATTTTGAAGGAATGGAAGAACTATTTTACAATCCTGACTCGTATGACTGCTTAGCATTTGAAAATGTGTGGGATGCAGGAGCACGAGGAACATATTGCGGTCATTTTGTACCTATTTATGAAAATTTAGAAGGATTTATAGATAAAGATGGTAATTCCAGCATGGATAGTGCGATTGCTTTTGAAGAAGAGAACAGAGTAAAGAAAAAAGGGACAAATGACCCTAAAGCACTTGATCAGTATATTGCAGAGCATCCTATGAATCCAAGAGAGGCTACATTGCAAATTTCTGCTAACTTATTTGACATAGCTTCGTTACAAGAGCACTACAACAATGTAAAAGTTAACAAACTTAATAAAATAGGTACTGCAGGTAAGTTATATTTTGGAAAAGATAATAAAATTGAATTTAGACTTGACGGAGACGCAAAACCTATAATAAGGTATCCGCATAGAAAAGAAGATGACTTAAATGGAGCAATTGTAATATATGAAGCTCCCTATAAAAACGAAAAACAGCAAGTACCTGTTAATTTGTATATCATATGTCATGATCCATATGGGCAAAATCAATCTGCAGACTCTTCTTCTTTAGGATCTTGCTATGTTCTTAAAAGAGTTAACAATATATCAAGGCCAGATGACATGATTGTAGCATCTTATGTAGGAAGGCCGCATAGTCAAGACGAATACAATAGAAACATGTTTATGCTTGCAGATTATTATAATGCAAAGATAGGTTTTGAGAATGATCGTGGTGAAGTTATTGCATATGCTAGAAGACACAGAAAACTTAATAGATTACAGGAAGAGTTTGAAATGCTTGACAAAAAAGATCTAAGAAGTAAAACTGTAAAGCGTCAGTATGGTATGCACACTACAGAAGCTAGAAAACGACAGGGTGAGCTATATATACGTGATTGGCTTAACACTGTAAGAAGTAAAAATGAAGACGGGTCACAAGTTTTAAACATGCACAAGATATATGACTTAGCTTTACTGCAAGAGCTTATAAAGTTTAACCATATGGGTAACTTTGACCGCGTAATGTCATTAATGGTAGGCATGTATCATACTAGAGAGTTGTATAATGCTGAAGTTAAAGAGACTTTAGAAGACGCAGCTGCATCCAAATGGTTTGATCAAAATTATTATTAGTGTTATACTATAAGGTAATGCTAAAAATTTATAGAGGCAGTGCACTATAAATTATTAATTCGTATTTTTGAAAATTATGTACAAAGGAGAAGATAACATACCACAACAGCGTTTACCGCTAAGTAAAAAAACTAAAGACTGGAAACAAGAATGTATAGAAGCATTTATAAATATTTCCTCTCATGGTACAAGCGAGCGTAAAGATTATTTAAGAACTTTATACGATTATTATAATGGTGTGATTGAAGAGTCAGACTATCGCTATGTATTAAAGCCTTATGGTAAAGCTCGTAAGAACTTTCCTTCTAAGATGCGTAATTATCCTATTATTAAACCTATTATTGATCTTCTTTTAGGTGAGAAATCTAAACGTCCTCTTAATTACACTGTTACTGTTAAAAATGCAGATACTGTTACTAATAAAGAGTTAGCAAAACAACAAACTTTGTACCAGTTAATGGAGAAGATGTTTGTTAATAGGTTAAACGAGCAGGGGATGGAAACAGGAGTTCCAAGCGAAGAAGTAGAACTGCCTCAGCATATCTTAGAACAATTTGAACGATCTTATGTAGATTCTAGAGCTATTCACGGTCAAAAAGCTTTGAACTATATTATGTATAGTGAAGAGATTTATGAAAAGCTAAACAAAGCTTGGTTTGACTTTTTAGTAACTGGAGAAGTGTATACACAAAGAGGGGTAAGAGGTAATGAGCCTTTTTATGATATTTTAAATCCTATTGATGTAGATTACGATAAAGATCCTGACATAGAGTTTGTTGAAGACGGTGATTGGGCACTTGTTCGTAAATTTGTGCACGCATCTACTATAATAGATCATTATTATGACGAGCTTAATGATGAACAGGTTTTAAAATTAGAAAATCCTGAAAATCACGACATGCATTCGTTTTTAGCATTTAGACCTGAAAGTACAAATGCAGATCAGAATGTGCATAGAAGTAGACTTATAGAAGTTGTTACAGTTTACTGGAAATCTAGAAAAAGAATAGGATTTTTAGAATACATGGACCCTACAACAGGATCTGTAGAAGAAATAGAAGTAGACGAGTCATTTAGAATGCCAAAAGAATTAAAAGAGCAAGGAGCTAATTTAAATTGGATGTGGGTAAATGAAGTGTGGGAAGGAACAAGAATTGATGGTGATATTTATGTAAAAATGAATCCTATTCAAAATCAAAGAGTTTCATTAGACAATCCATCTCTTTGTAAGCTGCCTATAAACGGTAGAAAATATTCTGATAGAAATGCACGAAACATATCATTAGTATCTCTTGGTATTCCTTACCAATTGAATTATAATATTTATAAATATAGATTAGAACTAGCAATAGCTAGAAGTAAAGATATAATAGCACAATTTGACATAAACATGATACCTAAAAAGTGGGACATGGATAAATTTATGTACTACGTAGAAGGAACTGGAATTGCCTGGGTAGATTACAACAAAGAAGGTGTAACACTATCCCCGCAACACCAGTCTGTGCTAGATATGTCTATAAAAACTATTGAGCAGTATATTGTACTACTTAATTCTATTATGGAAGAGTGGGAAAAGCTATCTGGTGTAAATAGACAACGTCAAGGACAAGTTGGAAGTTACGAAGGTAAGGCTACGTCTCAACAAGCTATTGTACAGTCATCTCATATTACAGAAGACCTGTTTCGTAAGTTTGGAAGATTAGAGCAAAGAGATTTACAAGCATTAATAGACTATTCTAAAGAGGCGTGGATTAATGGTAAAAAATCTATGTACGTTATGGCTGATGGTGTGCAAGAGTTTTTAAGTTTAGATTCTATGGAGCATATGGAGTCAGAGTACGGCATATTTGTGTCTGATTCTGGTAAAGACCAAGATAAATTAGAGGCTATTAAGCAGCTATCACAGTCTATGGTACAAAACGGGGTGCCAGCATCTACTATAGCAGAGATGTTTGATGCAGAAAGCTTTACAGAGATTAAAACTAAAATATCATCAGCTGAGAAACAAATGCAAGAACTGCAGCAACAACAACAAGAAGCTGAACAACAAATGCAACAAGCTCAACTACAACAGCAACAAGCTGAAGTAGAGAATGAGAACATGAATAAAGAAAAAGATCGTGAGACTGATATTGAAGTTGCAATGATACGAGCTAAGGTTGACATGATGAAAATAGATGCTCAAGTTGATAAACAACAAGGAGATCAGCTAGTAAAAGAACGTCAAACAGATATACAAGCATCAGCTGCAAATGAATCTGCTAGATCTAAACGAGGAGATGCATCTGCTAAAAGAGAAGACATGAAGTCTAAAGAAAGACAATCTGCTGCAGATAGACAATCAAAAGAAAGACAAAATAGAGAATCTTTAGCGTCACAAGAAAAGCAAGCTAAAGAAAATAAATCATCTAGCGAAAGTTGAGTTTAAATCCGATGGACATATTAAAGCAGTCTATAGTTACTAATGTACCTATGGCTGACTTGATGCAACAATCTCAAGTTGCAGAAACTCCTGAACAACAACAAGAAGGTTTACGTAATCAGCCTGAAGGTACAATAATGACATTTCCTGAATCTACTGGTAATTTTAATACAGTAGGCATGGACTATCCTATTGACATACAAAAAGTAAGTCCGCAAGGAGATTTAGTTAGGAGTTATGAAAATGTGCCCCCCGGTGTAGAAAGTCTTCCTATGGGTGACGATGTAGGAACTGTAATAGAAACGCCTGCAAATTATCAAGACGGAGGATTTGATGCGTGGAAAGAAGCATTGCCTTCTAATCTGCGAAATTCAGATACTACAACTTATAATTTAAGAGGTGCGTATGAAGCAGGACTAACTCCTACAATAGCGCCTGATGGTAAATATCATTTACAATCTGTAAATCCTAAGACGTTAGAATTTTTAAAAGCTTCTGACCATAAAAGTACAAAAGAAGAAATAGCTTGGTTTAAAAATCAAAAGAATACAAAAGCTCTTATGGGGACACCACACCCAAGTACTCATAAGATAGTAAAAGATCCTTCTGGGTATTTTGGAGAAAGGTCTCTAAAATATGTTAAAAAGCAAGAAGGTGATTTTAGTGCTGCTGTTGATAATACTAGAGTAGCACCTACTGGAATAGATTTTGAAAATACAACTCAGGAAATGTTTAATAATATGGCGTTTCAAGAAGAGTATGAAAAAAATAAACATAATGAAATGTGGTTACACGAACATGGTATACCTATACCTGATGCAGATGCTTCTCACTTAACTTTTGAAGCTATGTTTCCATATTCTAAAACTCTTAAAGCAGCTAAATGGGGAGTAACTCCAAAAACTGTAGCATTTACAAAAGAAGGAGTTAAAAAGATTCCAAAAAGCCAGGTAACTAGATTAAATAGAGTAGAGGATGCAAATATAACATCTAAAACTTTTAATAAATATGAAGATGGTAATTGGTTTTTAAATCAGCCTAATGAATTTTATGTAAATCTTACTAAACGAAATCCTAATCTTAAAGGATCTACTAAGTTAGCTCCTGATGAGGCTAAAAGATTAATTACTGCAAATGTCGATAAAGAATTAGCTAAACAATTTAATGTAGCTAGTAGCACTAATAGAGCAAAAACATTAAGTGGTGGTGCAGGAAATAAATATGTAGACACTGAGTATATTTTACCGCCTGAAATTGTAAAATCTATGAGAAGTGGCAGTGGTCCAGGATACTCAACTCATATAGGAGATTCAAAAGCAGTTATGGAACAGATGACACAGTTCTATAAACAAGAAGGAGATTTTAAAGAGGATAATATTGTAATTCAAAATGCTCAAAAAGCTGCAGAGGAAAAAAGAGATTTTAGTAGATTAAGTAAAACTTGGTTTCCTGGAGATGTAGAACCAACTAGTTTTGCTGGTAAAGTTATAGATATGCTTCCAGCTTCTGTAAAAGTAAAAGCAATAAAAACTCAAAAGTTTTTACAAGACGCTACAGGTATAAAAATACCAGGCGGAGTACCTATATGTTATGGAAACACTTGTGTACAGTCTACTTCTGAAATATTAAAAGAGTCTGGTAAGTGGGAAGGAAAGTTAGAACAAGATAATGATGCTTTTGCTAAAGATTATGCATCGCATGGTTACGAACTAGTTCAAGAAGAAAACGCTTTGCCTGGAGATATAGTGCAATTCTATAAAGGTACTTATGATAATAGAGATTATAGTCATATGGGTATACATGGTAAAGACGGTCAATACTTTAATGATGGATATTTTGATAAACCTTGGCATGAAAAAAATGAACCTACAACTGCAGAATTAATGAAAAATTCTAAAATTCCTTTAAATGATAAAGCAATAGGTAAAGTATACTATAGGTACAAAAAAGAATAAGTGTTATATAATAAAGACGCTGCTAAAATATAAGTTAAGTGTAAAACTAACTACTATATTAGTAAATTTGTAAAAACCAAAATACAATGAAAGAACCAGATAAAATACAATTAGACGACATCTCTTTTGATGATATGATCTCAGGAGAGGGTGTTACAATCGACGTTCCAGAAGTGGAACTTGACGAAGTAGAAAACAAAGTAGAAGAGGAAGTTCAGGAAGAACCTGAGCAAGAAGTAGTCGAAGAGCAAGAGGAGGAAGTTGAAGAAGAAGTTCAAGAAGAGGCAGAAGAAACAGAAGATGATACTGTAGTTTCTGAAGTGTTAGCAAAACTTGGATATGAGCTTGAAGGTGACTACGAAGATACTAGCGATGGCTTAGTAGCTCTTACAAAAGATGCAGCAGCTAAAATGGCTGAAGATAATCTTGAAGAGATATTTAATAAGTTTCCTATAATCAAAAAACATTTAGAGTACACTCTTGCGGGAGGAGATTCTAAACAGTTTATGGATACTTACGGATCTAATAACGATTATTCAACTTTGAATATTTCTAAAGAAGATACTAGAACACAAAAAGCTATTTTAGCGGAATATTTTAACGCTAAAGGACATGATAAAGATTTCATAGAAGAAACTCTTGAAGATTATGAAGATAGTGGCAAGTTGTTTGAAAGATCTGGAAGAGCAAAAGATGCTTTAGTAAAGCAGCAAGCTCAGCAAAGAGAACAATTGATTGCAAAGCAGCAAGAACAAAGACAACAGTCTGAGGCGGAGCAACAAAAATTTTGGGACGGTCTAAGCAAGACTATAGATGATTCTACAGAACTTGCAGGAGTAACCTTACCAGCTAGAGATAAAAAGAAATTTTTTGACTATATCTCTAAACCCGTGACTAAAGAAGGTCACACACAGCGAGATTTGGATCACAAAGATGCAAAGCTAGATGTTAAATTAGCAATGGATTACCTCATGTATAGAGGATTTGATTTAGAGAAAATCATAGATTCAAAAGCTAAAACTAAAAGTGCGAAGTCACTTAAAGATAAAATATCTAGATCAGGTAAGCCTCTTAAGAGTGCTAACAAAGCATCAAGAAGAAAGTCAAATGTTGATTTTGACGATTTAAGTCTCGATTTATTAACTTAGGCAATTAGTGGAAACACGACTGCATATATAACTTTTAAAAATAGATAAAAAATGGTAAATGGAACAAATATAAGCGTTCAAAAAACGTTTTATAACGATTCGCAAATGACTGACATGAACAGTCTAGCGAACGCGTTGCTTTCTAAGCCTGCTGAATTATCTCCAATCATTACTCATTTATCAGGTAAAGATGATAAACGTTTTCCACTATCTTTCTTAACTGAAGGTGTTGGTAACGTTAAGTCTATTGACCGTCTTGAGTATGAGTATCGCGTAGCGACACAACGATTGAGAACTCGTCCAGTGGCAGTAGCAATAGCAAGTGCACAAGGTGCAGGTGGTGCACCTTTTGATGTAGAATTCCCTGACAAAAATTTTGTATTTCCTTATGTATTAGTATCCCAATCAGGTGTACAAGCTCGTATTATGAAAGAGCCAGTACCAAGTGGATCTAACTGGAAGTATACTCTACAATTAGTTAACCCATCAACTACCGCAACTATGCCAGCGGCAGATGTAGCAGTAGGAGCATTATTTGCTTCTATGTATGCGCCAGTAGGAGTTGACTTCTCTCGTGGTAATGCATCTAACTGGGAAACTCCTGGTTTAGTTCGTAACAAATTAACTACAGTTCGTAAGTCTTACCACATGTCTGGTAACGCTAAAGATTTTGTAGCAGAATTCTCGTTACCAACTAAAGGTGGATCTACAACTAAATTGTGGATGGACTATGAAGAGTATTTACACATGCTTGACTTTAAAGAAGAGTGTGAAATGTACTACTGGTACGGTAACAAATCTTACGATTCTAACGGGCACACTCACATGAAAGATGAGAATGGTCAGCCTGTAATTGTTGGTCCTGGGTTATTACAGCAAGTTATCAATAAAGATACTTACTCTACAATGACTGAGACTAAATTAAAGAATATTATTGGTGACTTGTTCTACGGAATGACTGATGCTTCTGCTAAGCAAGTTACATTATACACTGGTACCGGTGGTGCTCGTGAATTCGATGAAGCACTTAAGAGTCACTTTGGTGGTGCTACTAACACTTGGAAAGTTTCAAGTGGAGACAGTCGCTTTATCACAGGATCTGGTCGTAACTTAGGTTTGACTGGATACTTTAACTCGTATGAGCATGTAGATGGTCACGTAATCAATGTGGTAAAATTACCATTATTTGATCACGGTGCTGTTGCACAAGCTCGTGCAAAACACCCAGTAACAGGTTACTCACTTGAGTCTTACCGTATGGTATTTGTTGATCAATCTAATTACGATGGTCAAAATAACCTACAAATGATCTCTAAGAAAGGTCGTGAGATGATGAGATGGTGTGTAGCAGGTTCTGTAGTTCCTCGTGGGTTTGACGCTAGTTCTTCTAGAGCATCCGACGTGGACGGTGCATCCATACACATGTTGAAAACAGCAGGTATTGCGCTTAAGCGTTTTGATACTTCGCTTGACATCACGTGTGTGGCTTCGTAACAGGCAATTCGTTGCGGTTCACATATATTGGTTTTTGGTTAGGTTGTGGGGGAGTGATCCCCCACTCCTTTAACTAAATTAATTATAGGAGAGTTATACTTTACATCCAACTAATTAAAACTTTAAAAGTACTAGATTATGAGTAAAAAAGTATTTATACGGCGTAGAGAGATTAATAATCATCTACCAAAAGCAGTAAGAGCTGAGGCTGTAATGAAACTCAGTAGTGTGTATGTGAATAGACAACCTTTGAAAGGAATAACTCCTAAAGAAGAAAAAGAATTAATGACAGAATTATTAGATGTAAGCCCTGAACATGTTGATTGGCCTCGTCATTCTAAAAAATTCTGGGCAGAAATGACAATACCTGTAGGATTTACAGGAGTTGAATTAGAAATTGGAGTAGATGAAAATGGATCGCCAATTAGTATTATGGATTACCTTAAATACAAATTTGCACTTAAACATCCTCACGTAGCTTTGACAAAAGAAGAAATGGATGAAGACTTTGCAAAAAAATTCTATATCCAGGATTTAACTAGAGAAGATAAAGTTAAAAATACTGCAATTCAATTTAAGAAAGATGCTGATAAAGAGTTTATTAAACTTGCATCTAATCCTAAGAGCATGAAACGAGTATTAAGACTTTTATCTAATATAAATCCAGACAGAATGACTGAGGAGCAAATAGAGAACTCTCTATATGAACTTAAGAATTCTAAGACTAAACAGTTCTTAAAAATTGCAAAAGATAAGAACTTAGAAGTAAAAGCTGAAATTGAAGAAATGGTAACAGCAAGTGTTCTTCGTAAAATTGGAAACCAAATTATCTTTATTGATGAGGTACTTGGTGAAACAATAGATGACACTGTGGTGTTCTTAAAAGATAAAAAGAATTCAGGAACTTTGACAATTCTTAGAGCAAAGCTTAAAGAGTTGGCATTATAATGGAATAATAGGTTAATGAATATACAAAAAATGCATATAGCTGTACAGCAAGGAGTGGATAAGATTAATTCACTCCAAGCTGACAGTTTATTAACTCAAGAAATAGATTTAGAACTTAACAAGTCTATAATGCGTTTTGTAAACCTCAAATACGGTAGAAATAATATGTACCAACAAGGATTTGAGCAGTCACAAAAACGTATTGATGATTTACGTAGTTTAGTGTCTAGTTCAGAGGATTTTGTATTTTTTAAAGAGCGTAGAGTTTTAAGTAATAATTTTGGAAATAAATTTGATCTATTATATGTTGACAAGTTTGTGTTGCCTAATAATTATTTATATCATATAAATAGTTATTGTAATGTGTTGCAAAATCCAAGCTGTGATAGAAGCGTTAAATTTAAGTTAGAGCGTATTTCTGAGTTCAAAATGGTATTTTCATTTAAACTTTCACAATTAAGAATTGTGCACCTTAGGCCAAATGCTTCAGAAGTAATATATCTACATGGGTGGATTCCTAGGATAGATATAATTGGAGGAATGACTCCTAGTACTGCAGATGGTGAAATTGATTTTTCAAATGTTGCAACTGTAGATGAAGTAGGAGGTCGTCAAGTATTTACTAAAAATTTATGGAATGCAGTTGAATATGGATATACAGATGCTGCATATCCTAATCTACCAATTAGTTCATTAGATTGGAGTTCAAGCACAGTTGAGCAAGCTTTTGAAGTTGTAGGATATAATATGGTTCCAGAAGCTACTATAGATGGTATTACAGCTGCTGGAGGATTTCTTACAGAATATCAAGCAAAAGTTTTAAAATCTTATAATTCTTTTATTCCAGATGAGGATAATTGGAGTAGAGAGCAAGCTATTATAGATAGTATTTTAGAAGCAGGTAATTCTAATCCTGGAGTAGATATTTTTTATGAAGAGTATGATGGACAAACTCAAGACGAAACATTTACTGTAGAATTAGATTTAAATATTTGGAATTTTTTAACAACTCCTGAACAAGCTGGGCAGTTTGCAGAAACTTTAAATTCTTTAGGTAAATCTGTAAATTTAGAAACAGGAGCAATTTTAAATGATACTACAGGAAGTCAAAATAGCCAAGATTTTACAAGTTTTCTTAATATTGCAGCAGATACTAGATATGAAGGGCACGTTCAGCGGACAGTTTATGGATCAGCAGGAAATCTTGTTAATTCAAATGTAGATCTTGATATAGCTAGTGCAGATGGGTTTACGGAAGCACATGCAAATTTATCCAATTTTTGGGAATTATATGAAAATCTGCCGAATGTACAAGCAGCAATGAGTGAAGCTAATATAGAAAATTTTAATAGTGGAATTGTAAACAGGCATAATTTTCCAAGTTTTAATATGTTTGAGTTTAATACTTCAGGTTTAAAAAGATATATAGTAAATGAAACTTGGACTATTTCAGATACTTTGTATGAATCTGTTGATTCAATAGGTAAAGATTTTCCAGGTATTTCTAGACCTATAAAGTATATTCAGCACGATGACATTTTAGGATTAATGTATGATCCTTTTAATAAACCAACAGATAGTAGAATATTAGGTGTTTTTGACTCAAACACTATACTTGTCTACACTTTAATAAAAAATGTAACACAGGATACTGCAGATTTAGTGTCTATATTACCGTACAGTGTAAAATTAAAATATTTAAAAAAGCCTGCACAAGTAGATTATAATGCAAATATAAACTGTGACTTACCGCAACATACTCATGAAGAGATCGTTGCTATGACAGTTAGTAGTATCTTAGAGGGCATTAGTGATCCTCGATATAAGTCTCACATGAATGAGCTTATGAGAAATGAATAATAATAATTAAAATTAAAACAAAATGGCAAGACATTTGTTAATTGGGAACGGCGGAGCCGCAACCATTACTAACGGGCTAGTACCAGATACTGGAATTGTATTTCAGGCAGAAGACAATTTAGTTTTTCACGCAACAGCTGAAACGGTTATAACAAGCCCAAGCTTTAGAGTATTACAAGGTACTGCAGGAGCTAATATTGCATCACCTTGGATTAAAGGTAAAAATATAATTTCTGTTACTGGACAATTATTTGTAGATGCGGTTGCAAATACATCAACAGTTACTGCTGCAACTAACTCAACTTCAGGGGGTACTGTATCTCTTAAATTTGTAAGAAAAGGTGGAACACACGCACAATTTTTCCACATGTCTGTGGGAATATCTGCAGCTGTAACTACGGCTGATAATTTAGGTATCGCTATCTTTAATGAGTATAATTCTTTAGTTAAACCAGATTGGTTAGCTGCTGCTTGTACTGAAGCTGACGGAGTAGTAACATTCTCTGGATCTGTACCAAGCGCTACTTGGGAAGAAGGTTTAGTAGACTTTATGGTAATAGTTGAAGAAAACACTTTTGGAGCTTCAACTTTTACAGCTGCTAATAATGTAGCAACAGCAAAAGCTGGTACAGGAGTAGGCTGGGAAGTTCGTAGACTTGAAAAAGAGTTACAAGGAGTTCAACATGGTTTTTATGATAGATTAAAACTGCCTAACGCACCTGCTTTAACAGCTGTAGGATCGTCTTCGTATAGTGTTATAACTATTGTAGCTACTAAAGATGGTAGTACAACTTCTGCTATTAATGGCGTAGATAATCTTATTGAGATTAATATTGCAATGGTAGATGACGCTGTACTAGAGACTTTGCAAACTGCAATTAATGCATACTTCACTAGCATAGATTTTGCAGAGATAGATGTTACAGCGTAATTATCTTAATATACTAAGCAACTAAGGGGCTGGTCCCCTTAGTAGCTTTTTTATAATTTTTAAAAAACTCTTTTCGCATGGCTATATTAAGCGTGTTAGAATCTTCTGATTCTGATGTTATACTAATAAAATACAGTCTTATAAACGAGACTTTTAGTAGCATTAAAGTATTTGGAAATCCTGTTACAGCAGGGCAAGGGGTACAAGTTGTAGGCCCTTTGAATACAAACCATAGTGGTGCTACTAACATAAATGGAACGTTTACTCTAACTGTTCCAATTTCAACATTTACAACTAATAGTTTATCGTGGAAAGGTGTTTACATGTTTGAACTAAATACACTTTCAAGTGGCGCGGCAGTTAGCTCATACGGATCTGTTTTACTAGGAAAAGTAATAGATTGTTGTATAGCTGATAAAATGTATACAGCTGTAGATTGCGACTGTACAGATGATAAATGCAATGAAAGCTTATTAGATGCACAAAAAATGTTTTTATTTAAACAATCTGCAGAGTTTGCTTTAAAAAGTTTAAACAATGCGGATGGCCCTGATTCATTAACTTCTCAAGCAGTTATTCAGGACGCTCAAAAAAAATATGATAAAGCTGTAGAGCTTTGTTCAACCGGATGCGGATGTGGAGGTTCAAGTTCAGGTTCAAACTCTGTATCTTCAGGGTCAGGAGGATACTAATATAAAAACTATATAAAAAATGGCTACGTATCAATACGGCGGAATATTTATAACAACACAGAATGATACCCTTCGTGTAAGAATAGAAACTACAGACAACACTCAAACTAATGCGCACGAAGCAGTAGCTATTAGTATTTCAGGAACATCTCTAAAACCAGTAAAAGAAATTTCTTTTACAAGTAATAAAAATAGAGTAACTGAAATAAATTTTTCAGTTAATAATATATTAGACGGTCTTAGAATTCCTTATGAGCCTAACGATCCTGCAAAAGCAACTTTATTAAATAATCAAAATTTAAAAGTTGGAATATTTTTTAATGCTGGAGCAATTAACTTGGTTCTTGATGTTAAGTTAAATAATTTAATTCCTATATATCAAGACGGTCTTATTTTAGATGCTTTTCAATATTCTAATAATTTTATTTACGAGCCGTCTGATACCACTCCTTACAATTATAATTTGTACGTAGAAGTTCCTGATACAGGTGTTAAAAACTTTTTATATTACGGTTCTAATAATAAAGATTATATTATATACAACTCAAGTGACATTATATTATATAATAATAGTAGACTACTTACTGAATCTTTAACACAAGAAGAAGTTAAAAATCTTATTTTATCTCCTGGTAAAACAGGATTGCAAAACTTAAATTTTGTAGGATCTATTGGAAATATTAATGATGCACATTCTTTTGTAGATGATAAAATAAAAGATCCTGGGGTTGGAGGAACAGTAGTTAGTGTAGTATTTTTAAATGACTCAATTCAACCTGATCCTGTAAAGCCTACTATAAAAGTATGTAATGATCCTAATGCAGAAAATTATTATTTATCGTCGCCTTACCCAAAAGGATGCGATGTTAGTGGTGCCAGTTTTGGAGATCTAGCATCTGCACAAAATGCAATAAATACTCATAATTTACAATTTATAGATTGTTGCACGTATGCAAGTGTAGAAGATGAAAATTTTAGTATTACATCAGGAGAAGTTATAGCTGTTCCTAGCGAAGCGGATTCTGATGGAGGACAAATACAATGGACATGGGAAGGAGGAACTCCGCCTTATGATTTAACATTTACATGTGCGACAGGTGATGCAACATGTAGTAGTGCTACAGTAGAAAACACTGCAGCTCTTACATACGCAGTGTCAGGTTTATCAGGTACTGCGGATCCTGCATTTAGTTACGGACTAACAGTTGAAGATTCTACAGGTTTAACTCAATTTTTACCAATTTCAGGTGTAGGAAATGTAGAAGCTCAGGCTACTTTAAACTGTAAAGAATCTAGTGCTATAAACTATGTAAATACTGGAACAACAGAAAATGGTTTGTGTAGATGGTGTGATTCTCATGGTAGATTAGTAGCAGCAGAAGACATGGATCTTCCAAATGCTCAAAACGTTCTAAAAGCCTATGACTCAGCAATTGGCAGTCAGACTAATGTAACCATTTCTACACAGCAGCTTTTTAAGGTTCAACAATTAAGTTTTACTCAGAGTGTTGGCCTAACTCCTACAGGAAGTTGGAGCTTAGGAGTTGAATTTCACGATATTACTAATAATAGTTATTCTTCACAATACACATTTGAAATAGGAAATTCTACAGTTTCTCCTCAACTTGATGGTAGTGGAGCTCTAATAAAAGTAGAAAGAAAAACTTTATATAACAGTCTTGCTACAGAAAGCAATTTTAATGATCTTTCTTTAAATGTAAATGGTGCTGCGAATTGGGCAGCAGGATTTTCAGAACAAACTCCAACAACTACTGCTTATGTAGATAACGACCAGACTACTCTTTCAAGTGGGCTTTTTTCAAATTTAAATCCAGGACACTATATTTATAGAGTGTCTTATTCAGATTCAAATACTGCTCACAATATTGAACTTTGTCATAAATACGTTACTATTAAATTTAGATATGAAGGGTGTACAGATCCTGTTGCATCAAACTATGTTGGAGATGAATCAGCAAATTCTGATCTTGTTATTTCTAACAATACTTTATGTAATTATCCAGCTCTTGATGACGAGAATGGTACTATATCTGATACTATTGGCGAGTTATTTGATTTTAATTTAGTTACAATTAATGATGATAGCATGGATGCTTGTGAGTTTGAAGCTAGTTTTAGTTTTACAGTACTTCAACCAGACGGACCTACTTTACCAACAATCGCTGCTGGGTTTGGCGGTCTAGCTTGGACATTTACAAATTATAGTCTATTTTTTCGACACATTTTAGCTCATATTTCTGTTAATCATTATGGAGCTACTAGCATTCTTCCTAATTTAGAAATAAGAAATGCTGTTTATACTATAGATTATTATACTTTAGATGTAAATAATAATTCGCAGTCAAATACATATAGCACTACTAATAGTAGTGTAATTAATGGAGTTCCAAATGCATATCTTATAAATCCAAATGATCCACCTGCAGGTTATTATGATTTTAATGAAACATTTGTATTTGGAAGCACTCCTTCTTCACTTTTTGAGTCAATAGGAATTCAAAATGCAGGTTGGACTATGGATGTGTTTTTTAATGACTCATTTGTAGAATCACTATCTATTAATTTAATGACTAACGGCCCTAAAGTTTTTAGTATTTCAGATGTTATAAATAGTGGGGGCGCTAACACTTTTCTTAACAGTATTAGTGGCGGGGCGTTATGTTCAGAATGTGTAGGATTAGAAGAATTATTAACTCCTGGATGTACAGACCCAGCAGCTTGTAACTATAATATAAGTGCTACAAATGATGATGGTTTATGTGTAGGTTATCAATCTCCTAGTGGAGATCAGGCTCAAATAACTCCTGACGGATTATGGTATTCAGAAGTTTTAGGAGAGTGGGGAAGCCCTTGTGGATGTATTAATTCTACATATCAAGAATATAGTGCTGTAGCGTTTGAATACAGCCAAATATATAGTCCGGGCGTTGAACAAATTCCAACTGGTTCTGCTGGTACAGCTTGTATCACTCCTCACACTTCAGGATGCACAGATCCTAGTTTTGTAGAATATAGTTCAAATGCAACAGAAGATGATGGTAGTTGTGAGACTTATGTAGTTTACGGATGTACAGATCCATCAGCATGTAATTATGATGTAAATCAAGGGGCTAACACAGAATATAGTCCAAGTACTTGTTATTTTGAAGTGCCATCGACTAACTGTACTGACTTTGATAATTGGAGCATTACAACTTATGAAGCTCCTAATACGTGTGCGGGTAGTGACACAAACACAGGTACAATTACAATTAGTAATAGTACTTGGACAGGTCCTGTAGCTTTTAGAGTAGCTGGTACTGGCGGTGATTTTACAACTTTAGAAGCAGCCGTAGGTATTAACACTCAATTAGCAGGTATTAATGATGCTACAGGTTTATCAACTGTAATTAATGCAGGAGGTTATATTACACAGCAAGGTACAGACAACGGAGTACAAGTATTTCCATTTCAAAGTCCTACTTTAGGAACTAGTTTTACAATAACTAATATAGGTGCAGGAACTTATAGTTTTTTAATATATCCTTATTTAGAAGATGCTGTAAATCCATCTCCAGATTCATGTTATTGCGGTATTAGTAATATTACTGTAGCAGATGGAATTGCTGATGCTGCTTTTATACAAGGATTTCCTGCAGATGAAAACGGAGACTATCTTTCTGAAAACACATTTATACTTAATGCATCATTTGGTAGAAGTGCTAATAGAGGTACTTGTGGGTGCTGTGATTCTAGTTCTGGTACATATGACTCTACTATAGATCCTGCAAATGGTGGAGTATGTAATCAAGCTTTGTGTGCAGATTATGGATGCACAGATCCTGATGCAACTAACTACAATCCAAATGCAGCATTACCTTGTTCAGACCCAACTCTTCAAAATGGTGCTGGCGGTGTGCCTTGTAAGCCATGTACATATGGGTACGTGGACACTTTGTATACTCCTGCATTTTGTATGCCTAAAAAGACAAGTCAGCAAATAGACATTCTTAGAAGATGTATAGGTACGGCAGGTACTAATGCATTTATGAATACTATAACAGGCAAATCTGATTGTATAACTAAAGATGCTTGGAAACTTATATTGATAGAATATCTTATGAGTAAAAAAGGTTTAGACTGTATATATAATTGTGCAGACAGCTCTACTCCTAATTTAGAAAGCGTTAAAACTTGTAAAAATAAATCTGATCGTAAACGACATATTACAGAGCACTTATCTTTAAATATTGTAAATACTCAAATTTATTATGTAGGAGATACACATAGATTTAGTTATTCTACTGCTGAAGCAAATTCAAATGTTGAAAGATATTACACTTTAAAATATCTTCCATCTTTACCAGATTCTGATACTATCAGCCTTTCTGAAATAAAAGTGTATAATACGAATCATGTATCTTATAATGGAGTACCAGTAGAAGATCTTGAGTATTATAAATACGCTCCTACTAGTTGGGAAGGATGGAAAATTTGCGAAGAACCACCAAATAAACCAAATAACAAAAATTATATAGGAAAATTTATTAACTTTGTGCAAAATTATTGCAGACAATGTCAACTGCCTGTAACTTTAGAAGAAGCACAAGCTACTTCAGGTTCAGAATCAGTAATAACTGTAAATGGTATGGTTATAACAGTTAATAACTCTAACATTAGATAAATAAAATAAAATGGCAGAAATAAAATCATTAGTCTCGTTAGTTAAAACAGGTGCAAATGCAAACGATGTTTTACTAGTAACAAATACTAGTACAGGTGCAGCTAAAAAATATGCATTAACTAATTTGTTTCCAAGTTTAAATACTTCGGGAACTAGCTCTCAACCTTTGTTTGTAGGAGTAACTAATAAAAATCAACTAAACTTTAAAGGAATAAAATCTAGCACTTCAAGTATGCTATCTGTAGGTACTTCTTCTAATAATATAGAAGTTGCAGTTCTACCTGCAGGAATTGATTTAAGCCTTTGTGATAATTCTACAGCTCAATTTAGCACAGGAGTAAATTTTAACGGAGTAGTTTCAGGTATAGCTCCTGTTTCAAATGGAGGTACAGGATTAGGAGTAATTGCTACAGGCGCAGTTTTAATGGGAACCTCTACAAATGTAATAGGTACAAGTACAATGTCTGCAAACGGACAATTGTTAATAGGTAATGCTACTACAGGGTATCCATCAGTTGCAACTCTTACTGCGGGCGCAAATGTTACTATTACAAATGCAGCAGGTGCAATTACAGTTGCAGCTTCTTTAGGAGCTTTATCTGCACATTTAGATACAGGAAGTTACAATATAGATCTTAATACAAATTATATTAGCCCTAACGGCACAGATAATAAAGGTATTTATGTACATTCTTCTGGTAAAGTTATACTTAATGAATCTGGAACAACTTTAGGAACTGCAGACTCTCAGTTGCATTTAATGGGATCTAGTTCTAATGCTATTAGTATAGGTAATGGAACTAACAGTTATCAAGCAAGTTATACAGTAAAATGTGATGATGCTGCAGCTTCTGGAACTGGAGGAGCAGGTTTAATATTAAAATCAGGAAGTGCTACAGCAGGAGATGCTAATGGTGGAGGCATGACAGTTCGACCAGGAGATGCTTCTGGTACAGGTACAGGTGGAGATCTTTTACTTTATGCAGGTGCAGTAGCATCAGGAACATCAGGAGTAGGTGGTGCAATTAAATTTTATGCTACAACTGCTAATGGTTCAGGAAGTGTAGAGTCTGCAAGAGTTTTAAATGACGGGCAGTTTTTCCTTTATGAGAATACAACTGTAGCTAAAACATTACGACTAACAGCAAGTTCTGTTCCTACAATGATTAGGTACCAAGGAGCTGAAGCTACAACAGATGATGGCACTACTGCAATATCAGCAGCAAATATGTTAACAGGTATTGTTAAGTGTACTCCAACTGCTGACAGAAGTAAAGCTACAGATACTGCATCAAATATTGTAAGTGGACTATCTTTAACAGCTGATGGCGATTCTTTTGATTTTAGCCTAATTAGTTTAGCTACAGATGGTACGTCTGATATTACAATTACTGCAGGATCAGGGGTAACACTTGTAGGTAATATGAAAGTAAAATCTCAAGATGATGCAGATGATGCAGGGTATGCGGGTGTAGGTAGATTCAGATTACGAAGAACCTCAGCTAGCGCGGTAACTATGTACCGTATAGCTTAATAATTAGTAACCAATTAATTTTTATATATATGTTGACTTTAAAAACCAAAAACAGAGAACTAGTAGATTTATATAACGGTCTACAATCAGTAAAAGACTTACCAGGGGTAAAGTTTGGATTAGTAGTATCTAAGAATATTAGAATACTACAACAAGAATTAAATGATTTAGAAGAGGCGTCAAAACCTACAGAAGAGTTTTCAGCATTATCTGCTAAAGCAAATGGATTGGAAAAAGAAGATCTTGAAAAGCTAGAAGCAGAAAATTCAAAACTTATAGAAGAAAGAAAAATACAATTAGCAGAGCTTGATAAATTATTAGAAGAAGAGGCAGAAATACAATTGCACAATGTGCAAGAAGATGTGCTTCCTGAGAGCATAACAGCTGCACAAATAACGTCAATAGATACAATATTAAGCTAATGGAAATATTTAAAAATGACAACAACTGGAATGAGAAAGCTATTGTAGGCTTTATAGCTTTTGCTATAATGTGTATGATAATGGTAGCTGATCTTGTAACAGGTTGGATAGGTCAAGATTTAGTAATTAATGAATACGTGTACAACTCATTTGTTTGGGTTGTGCTCGGTTCATTTGGTATAAGCGGTGCAGAAAAATTTGCAAAAAAATGATAGACAAAGAATACATTAAAGACTCAATTAAAAGAGCAGAAGAATCAAAAAAAGATACATTTGATTCTTGGATTGTAGATTTAGAAGAGCAAGAACAGCCTGAAGCGTGTTCAATAGACAATGAAGATTGTGAAAATTGTGGAAGCTAATGAAAAGATTAATTTACATATTATTTTTAATAACACTATCAGCAAATTCTCAAGATAGCGTATTTGTAGATTGTTATGGCGTAGAAGCACCTATAGATTGGCTAGGAGATGGGTATTGCGACAATAGTGCGTATTCATGGAATGGCAATATTATAGACTTTAATTGTGAAGAGTTTGGTTATGATAATGGAGACTGCCCTATACCAATAGATACTGTGCCAGGGTGCACTGATATGTTAGCTTTAAACTATGTACCTGAAGCTAATTTTAACGACGGATCTTGCGAGTTTCCTGTGTTTGGATGTACTAATCTTGAAGCTCCTAACTACAATCCTTGGGCACAAGCTGATGACAACAGTTGTGTGGGTGTAAGTTGTTCTGACGGTGAAGTTAAGATGATTCTTAAACTAACATTAGATCAATTTCCTGGAGAAACAGGATGGATATTAACAGACATATCTAATGGTGAGGCTGTAGAAAGTGTAATAGCCGGTGAGTATTCTTACGAACAAGCTAATCAAACTATTATATATGATCTATGTGTGCCTGAAACTGGTGTAGAACTTATACTAAGTGATACATATGGGGATGGCTTAGAAGGTTCTTTATACAATGGTGGTACAGATGGTAATTTTATAATACTTGGAGATGCAGAGCCTTGCGGTAGCTTAGATACTTTATGGTCTTTAGATTCTGCCTCTTTTGGTAACACTGCTTATTCAGGTCCTATATGGCTAGAGCAATGTGATATACCAGCAGTAGAAGGCTGTACAAATAATACATATGTAGAGTTTAATCCACAAGCAAACTTTGATAATGGCTCATGTGAAACTTTACACACGTTAGGGTGCCTTAATCCTAATGCTTTTAATTTTAATCCTAGCGCTACATTAAATGAAATTATACCTACATGTAATTACACTCTCATTATAGAAGATGATGGTGGTGACGGATGGGGTGATTGTTATATAGGTGTAGTACAAGAAGATAGTATTCTTGGCACATATACTATGGGACCTGGTTCTTATTCACAAGAGTTTAATATAGTTCTAGAAACAGATAAACCTGTTAAAGTATATTACTTTGAAATAGCTAGTCCTCAAACTCCTCCTGCAGAAGTCGCTTTTCAGACTATGCATAACTCATTTAGACTTATTAACTCAGCAGGCAATATATCTTTGCAAGGTGGTATGTACCCATTTGCAGGTAATGGTGCAGGAGCTTTAAAAGCATATGCACCTCCTTTTTGGCAAATATATACTAGTTTTCCTTTTTGCGGAGATTATTGTGTGCCTACAGTGTACGGGTGTTTGGATGAACAATCTTTAAACTATAACTTTAACGCAAACACAGACGATGGTTCTTGCATTGAGATAGTAGAAGGTTGTACCTCACCCTTCGCATTTAATTATGATTCACTTGCTAATGTAGATGACAGTAGCTGTGTAGCCGTAGTAGTTGGTTGTATGAATCAAGAAGCATGGAACTATAATCCTAATGCTAATACAGCAGATGAGTCTTGTTTGTATTTTGGGTGTATGGATCCTGTTGCTGACAACTATAATCCGCAGGCAAATGTAGATAATGGCAGTTGCTTTATAACTATGCTAGGCTGTACAGATCCTGAAGCTTTTAATTACAACGAAGAAGCAAACACAGAAGATTTCAGTTGTATACCATTTATATACGGTTGTATGGATAGTACAGCATTTAATTACGATCCTTTAGCTAATGCAAATGATGAGTGCCAGACAGTTGTAGAAGGGTGTATGGATAGTGATGCATATAATTATGATGTCTTTGCTAATACAGAAGCAGAGTGTTTGTATGATGCAGGTTGTATAGGAGGCCCTGGCGTGCCTTACTGGTTAAACGACACATGCTATGCTTGGGTTATTACAATAGATCCTTATTGCTGCAATAATGAGTGGGATGACAAATGTCAACAAATATATTGGAGCTGTTCTTGGGATAGTCCTTTAGATACAAGAGATTTACTTAGAGGACATAATATAGTTATGTATCCTAATCCTATGGGAGATGTAATAAATATATTAACTAACAGTCCTGTAGGTATAGAAGTATATGATATATCAGGCAAGCTTGTAATACAAGTTAGAGAAAGTCATACTCAAAAAGGATTAAATCAATTAGATGTGAGCTTACTACCTTCTGGTATATATAATTTTAGTGTAACATATGATGGTAATACAAATACAACAAAAGTATTAAAGAAATGATGAAAATATTAAAAAAAATTACACCGGACATAGCTTATTTGTTTTTTTGGCTTTTTATGGCTGTGTTTTATATTGTGCTATTTTCTTTAGTATCTGCAAGTTGTAATGCGCAAGGAGTAAAAAATATATTTAAATACTCAACGATGTATGCTGCAGTTAATGGTGGTACATCATTAGGTGATGATCAGATATGGTCTGTAACATCTGGTGCGCTAGAAGAGCAAACAATAGAAACACCTTTTGACTACACTTTTTCTGTAGGTATTAGAAAAATTAAACGATTTGGATATGAAAACAGAGCCAACACTTTTTATAATGGTACAGAAAATTCTTATTCTGATGCCGCGACAATTGGGAGAATTGATGGTTTTGAATATTTGTTCGAAGCTGATTTTGTAAGACGATTAGGTATAAACTATACTAACCAACATCACTTTGTAAGATACGTTGCAGATAAGTGGGTAAGTAAAGTAGAGTATTTACAAGATGGTTTTGCTGATATTGAATATTTTGAAGCATCTGAGCGATTTCGTTTGAAGATAGGTGAGGCAGGTAAACTATCTGTTAATGTAGGTGCAGTACAGCGTCTTGCAGAACCATACGGATTTGACCCCCTGGCAGATTGGGTGCTGGACAATGGGACATTACATTATACATACTTGGCACTTCAAGAGGGATACAATATAACATTAGATGGACAGTATTCAGCACCCAATGGAGAAGTAGTAGCAACTAGTCAAGAAGTATGGGAAGAGGTTGTTGTACCACAAGTAATAGATGACTATGTAGAAGATCAAAGAAATTCTCTATCTAACACAGTAGAGTATTCTGCAGTATTAGGATTTGATTACTATCATTTTACAAAAGATTTTTGGTTTCATAGTTGGGGAAATATAATGCCTTATCACATAGATACAGACAATAAATATTCTTATCACAAGTTTAACAACGGGCAGTGGTTAGATTACTCAGCAGGACTTATATTTGGATATAGATTTAATAAAAGCTTAGGTGTATTTATAGAAGGTAGATACAACAAGTATTGGAACAGACAATGGCACAACTTTAGTGTAGGACTTAATTATGTAATATTTTAAAAATGGCAAAAGAATTAAACGAAGATACATCAGTACAAATAAGTGTTAAAACATTAGCAGGGATAGCTTTTGCAATGGCTGCAGTTATTAGTGGTTGGTTTGTATTACAAGCAGATATAGCAGAAGCTAAAAAACTACCTCTACCTGCTGACCCTGAAATTACTCGGATGGAGTATGATATGAAAGATCAACTTATTCGACAAACAATTATGTCTACTCAAGAAGACGTAACAGAAATTAAAACACAAATGCTGAGGATGGAGGATAAGATTGACCAATTAAAATAAAAATTATGAAAAATTTGTTTTTACCAGTTATTTTGTTTATTTGTACAACTGTTTATAGTCAAGACTTTTCAAGCGGGTTAGTTGTTGTAGAATTTAATGCTAGCTTTAATAAAAGTAATGAAGTGCAATGGTTGCCAAAACTAACAGACTGTGAAACAGAAAGAATTGACATAACTGCAGACGCAAGATGGGCAAGTGAGTATAAAATTGTAGTAGTACCTACATTATTAGTACTAAACAATAATGAAGAAGTAAAAAGATTTCAAGCTAATATTATGATGTCTATGGAAGCTACTAAAAAAGAAGTGCAAAATTCTATAGACGAAATTGTAATGGAAGCGTTTTAACAATTAATAAAAATAAAAAAATGGCAACATTAAACACAACATTATCAATAAATTCTACTACGGTATCTTCAAATGCTTTAAGCTTAAGTATTTCAGATGTTCTTAATGTAGGAAACCCTGTTACAGGTCTTTCTAGAGAAAGTGTAGCTACAGATGCTGATACAGTAGTTGTAGCGGCAAGTGTAGGCTCTAGCATGTACGTATATGTTAAAAATATAGATTCTACAAATTTAATATACTTAAAAACTGACGCGCAAGGAGAGACGCCTTTTGCTAGATTACACGCACAAGAAGCTATACTTTTTTGTGTAGCTCCAAGTACAGGTTTACATCTTAGAGCTGATACAGGTGCATGCATTGTAGAATTTGCTACATTCACGAAATCATAATAAATGAGACTAAGTAAAAACTTTGTATTATCAGAGATAACTCGAAGTAATACAGCAACAAGACTAGGAATAAGTAATGAGCCGACAAAAGAACATTTGGAAAATATGCAAAGGCTTATATCTAATCTTATACAGCCTATGCGTGACTCTATTGGTCCTATTCGGATCAGTAGCGGTTATCGCAACCCGTCACTCAATCGTGCTATTGGTGGAAGCCGTTCTTCGCAGCACTGCAAAGGTGAGGCATTGGACATCCAGTTTTGGCAGATGGGGAAGATGATGAACATACTTATCTATGAGTGGATTTTAGATTCAGGTTTAGAGTTTGACCAAATGATTAATGAATTTGACTTTGCTTGGATACATATATCGTTAAAAGAAAAAAACAACAGAAAGCAAGTTTTAGAAGCGTATAGAAATAAAGACGGAGATACCGCTTATAAAGTTGCAGATATACCTAGAGCTATATAGTGAAATTTATAGGCCAACATATCGTAAACCTTATTGCAAGATTTAGATCTTCTATATATTTAGAAGGTGTAAAAACTGGCACTATAGCTAGTGGGGGAAATCTTGGCCTAGATTCTAATAATAAAATAGTTAAAGACAGTGGTGTCGGAGTCACAGATCTTCACGGAGCAGGAGTAGACGGTGCTGCTAATCAATTACTAACAGATGATGGTGACGGAACGGTTACTTCTGAGTCTGGATTATCATTTACTAGTGATACACTTAGTATAGGTGATGATAATGCAAACGGTGTATTTATCAAGCGCCAAGACCATGGAGATGGTGGTGGCGGTCATTTTAATATTGCAGGAGCTAACGGAACAGGCGCAAACCAAAATGGAGGCGCTTTAAAGTTTTATGGAGGCCAAGGTACAGGAACTGGAGACGGTGGAGATATAGAATTTTGGACAGCCGCTGACGGAACCGCAGGAAGTAGTCTTAATGGATTTGGGATTTCACCTAGACTTAAAGTAGACGCAGACGGAGACACTACTATAAGTGGAAACTTAAATATAATTGGTACTATTTTTTCTACAGGAGATGCAACAATATTTGGAAATGATATTGTGTTTGAGGGTACATCAGATGACGTACATGAAGCAACATTGTCGGGAGGTAATCCAGGCTCTGATATAACAGTAACTTTACCTGCGTCTACAGGAACATTAGCTTTACAGAATGAAAATACAACAGGTAATGCAGCAACTGCAACCGCATTGGAAACAGCTAGGGCTATCAATGGTGTTGATTTTGATGGTACTACTCCTATAACAGTCACAGCTGCTGGATCAACTCTGTCAGATACGGTTCCAGTTTCTAAAGGAGGTACAGGTGTTACGACTTTAACGTCTAATGCTTTACTTACAGGTAACGGTACTAGTGGTATTATTGCAGAATCTAATCTTACTTACGATGGCACTAATTTAAAAATAACTGATAGTGGATTAGGGGCTCCTGATATAATTATTGAATCTACATCTGATCATTCTAGTTCAGGTAATTTAATATTTCAAAAACTAAGAGCGGATGATACGCCTGCTGACGGTGGAAGTCTAGGTGTAATATCTTTTAACGGTGAAGACACTTCAAACGCTACACAAATTTATGGGCAAATAGTAGGAGTTCAAGAAGAGACTGGTGCTGGTACAGAAGGGGGTAAAATAAAATTAAGAGTAGCTACTCACGACGGTGAGCTACAAGATGGCATTGTTATAGAAGATGGAGATGCAGAAGATGAAATAGACGTTACTATTGGTCAAGGAACAAGCTCTTTAACAACTATAGCTGGTACCCTTACAATGGGTAGTACAGCATTTGTAAATAACAGCGGTGTAGTTCAAGTTGCCACACAAGGAACTATAAATCACGATTCATTAGCAAATTTTGAGGAAGAAGAACATTACAGATGGGATACAGATATAAGTGCAACAGCCACTATTAACGCTGCTAATATACCTACATTAAATCAAAGCACAACTGGTAATGCAGCGACTGCTACAACTTTAGCAACTACTAGAGCTTTGCAAGTAACTCTTAGTGAGACTGACTCAGCTAACTTTAATGGTAGTGCTGCTGTTACTGATATAGGTGTAACAGGTACTTTAGCTGTAGGTAATGGCGGTACAGGTGCAACTACTTTTGCATCTAATTCATTGTTAACAGGAAATAGCACATCAGCAATACAAGCTGAAGCAGAGTTAACATATGATTCAGATACTTTACTAATAGGCCCTGACGATCTTACCGCTTCTTATATAAAGAAAAGATCACACAGTGATGGTGGAGGAGGATCTTTACAAATATGGGCAGCAGAAGGAGGAGGAACAAATAAGTCTGGCGGTATATTAGCGTTTTATGGAGGAGCAAGCACAGGGACAGCTAATGGCGGTAATATGAGATTTTACACGTGTCCTTCAACAGCAGATAGTGATGCAGATGTAAATCCTCATGTATTACGAATGTCTATTGAAGCAGATGGTTCTGTAGATTTTAAAAATAATGTAGTTAGTGATTTTCATAGAAAACTTACACCTACAAGTACAAGTACTAGTGGTGACGCAGATGGAGATGTAGTATATTTTGGCAGCGGTCCAAGTGGCGGTAGTACAACTGCAGGATATATATATTTTTATAAAAGCACGGGTAACTGGGAGTTAGCAGATGCTGATAGTACTACATTAGGAGGTAACGGATTTTTGGGAGTTTCAATAGGAACTGATCCTAGTACAGATGGAATGCTTGTACGTGGAATGGTTACGCATCACGTAGAAATAGAAGGGACAGAAGGTAAGGGTGCTATACTATATTTATCTACAACTACAGGTGTTGCTACAATTGCTGCACCATCAAGCAGTGGAGATATAGTAAGAGTAATTGGATACGCATTAGATACAGATAACGATCAAATGTATTTTAACCCGTCAATGGACTGGATAGAGATAGCATAATGGGAATAATAAGTAAAATAGATGATGTAGCAATAGCTAATGTAGCCAAAGTCGATGATCGTACTAAGGCTACTATTGCTAATATATCTGGTCAAACTATTCAAACTTATACAGATGCGTATGGTGTAGAACTTGACGGTACAAATGACTACATAGATATAGCATTATCATCAGACCCAATTAATAAAACTAGAGGTACTATTTCTGTTTGGATGAAGATAGATGCATCTTCTTCATCTAGCGCAGTAATTGCAATAAATAATTATGCAAGTGCAGGTAATACAAATGATTTTATACAACTTCAATTTTATAGAGTTAGCGCATCTCCTTCTGCATTAGCTCTTGAACTTTTTTATAGAAGCACTGTGTCAGGCACTACTGTAAGTAATGTGTGCAATGCTAAAGCGCAAACAGCAGATCACGGAATAGCAAAAAAACGTATAGCTAGTGCGTATGGTACAGCTACATCAGATACAGAGTTTCATGCAGAGGCTATAATAGGAGATGGGGCATGGCATCATGTAGCAGCAACATGGGACACTACTGAAACATTAACTGTTGGTGGTACTGATTATGATGGTAAAATGAAAATGTACATAGATGGAGTTCTTAGACAAGAAGGCCAAAGTACTAATCCTAGTCACAATGGTACTGGAACTATTAATGACATGCAGGTAATGACTGCAACTATGGAAGATATATTTATTGGTATTAGACAACAGGCTACAAGTAATCTTTATAATCAGTTTGTAGACGGCCAATTAAATGATGTTGCAATATGGGATACTGATTTAGATGCTGATGCTATAACTGCCGTATATAATAGCGGACAGCCTATGGATCTATTAGTAAATAGTGGTAATTATGACAATAGTTCTAATTTAGTAGGCTATTGGAAATTTGAAGAAAACACAGGAACAACTGTATATGACTCTTCTAGTAATTCTAATAACGGAACTTTAACTAGTGGTGCAGCGTTTGTAGATGCAGTGTATCCTTTATATAGTGTAACATATCAGTTTGAAGGAGAAACTGCGGTTGAAAATACAGGCAACTGGTCACCAACTAATAGTTGGGTTAATGGTACTAGCGCTACAGATGGTACGTATTGGGGTAGGACATCTAATAAAACTGTTAAAGGTTGGAATCTAGGACAAGACGGAACTCCGTCAGGTGGTACAGGACCTACAGGAGGAGTAAATATATCAAATGGAAGCCACTATACAACTACTAACTTAGACAAGTATATGTATACTGAAGCTAGTAGTAGCAGAAACCTTTATGCGTTTGTAGCAAGGATGCCTGTATTTAATAGTAATAGTATGGTTGATGCTACTAATGATGTAAATTTAAAATTTTGGGCACATGGATATGGTACGCATATGGGAGATTTATTTGTATATATACATACAGCTACTACAGCAAATCATAGTAATGCTACAGAATTAGCAGAATATTTACATACAGGAACTGCTTCTACTAATAGACATTGGAGTGGGTTTACAAGTAATAGTAGTGTATGGCAAGAAAAAACAATTAGCTTAAATAGCTATAGAAATGGTACAGATTATTATATATATTTTGTAAGTCAAAATGCAACAAGTTTTGGAGCAGATTTAGCAGTAGATGCAGTACAAATAATAGAAAGTTAAAAATGGCAAGTATTTATAGACATTTAGCAGGAGATTCTGACAAAGGCTCAGCAGAGTATAAAATAATAGGACAAAGAAGTGCAAAGATTGCTACACATAGTATACCATTGTTTTTAGTTTCTAATACGTGTAATGAGGATTTAAGTATAGATGTATTTTTAAGAAAAACTAAACGTACTGTTACACAAACAGATGCAGAAGGCAGGCCTATAGATGGAAACGATACTAGTGAAACTTATTATGTTTTAAAAAATATCAGTATTCCTACTGGAACATCTTATAATATAATAGAGGGCTTAGGAAAATTTGAATATAGACCGTACTTTGGACTTTATGTTAATGTTATAGGAGATTCTAGTAAAACGTTAGACTTAATTTTAAATTATGAGTAAACTATTAAAAATATTAGGCGGAAACGTTATAGAAAAAGTAGGAGGAGTTATAGACAGCCTTACAACTACTGAAGAAGAACGATTAGAAGCAAAGCGTAAAATGGAAGAAGTTCTTATGCAAGCAGAATCGCAAGCACAGGAACAAGTGACACGACGTTGGGAAGCAGACATGAAGTCCGACAACTGGTTGTCAAAAAACATACGACCTTTAATATGTATATTTCTTACAGCAATGTTTGTAGTTATATCTATATTTGACGGAAACGCGGGAGGATTTAGTATTGCTCCTGCATATATACCAATATACCAAACTTTATTAATAACCGTTTATGGAGCTTACTTTGCTGGAAGATCTATAGAAAAAATTAAAAAGAAATGACCAAAGACGAAATTAAAGGATTTTTAGTAAGAAAGCCAGGCTATTTAAAAGAGGGCGCAAAGCGTTTAGCTGATAAGTTAGAGTGCAGTCAGGAGATTTGTAAAGAAGCTCTTAGAGAAGCTCGTATAGAGCTTATGGAGGGGTTTGAAGCCTCACAGTTAGCTAACATAAATGTAAACAACATTGATCCGCAAGATGCAACAGAGTTTGACACATTTGTTAAAGATAACAATATTAGTAAAAAAGATATTAAGTCAGTAAAGTACTGGCAGAATATGGGAGGAGAGTCTAGATTTTCAGTAGTAGTTAAAAGCGAAGATAATTTACTAACTGGACTTAAAGGTTCTATCATACAAATGTTAGAAGAAAATAGTCCTGTAAAAACAGGCAGACCAAAAAAATGTAAAAAGTGCACACCTGAAAAGTCAGACGCAGTAGCGTATGAAATATCTTTGCCTGATATTCATTACGGTAAATACACAGGTCAGACTTTAGAAGAGGCTGAAGACGAGTACATGGATGTTATAGAAGACCTTATGAAAAAAGCTATAGGTTTAGATATAGAAAAAATAATATTACCTATCGGTAACGATGGTATGAATTCTGAAGGACTATCTAGAGCTACAACTAAAGGTACGCCGCAGTTTGATTCAGGAGATTGGAGAGAAACATTTGTAGGATACTGTGCACTTATGGTAAAAGCAATTGACTATTTAGCACAGTATGCAGATATAGATGTAGTTGTAGTACAGGGTAATCATGATTACGAAAGAATGTTTTACTCAGGAGAGTATCTAAATGCATACTTTATAAATGATGACAGAGTCAATGTAGATAACTCTCATGATCATCGTAAGTACTATGAATATGGAACTAACATGATTTTATTTACTCATGGAGATAAAGTTAAAGCTGCAGATATGCCACTCATAATGGCAACAGAACAACCAGAAATGTTTGCTAGAACTACGTCTAGAGAAGCGCATTGCGGACATCTACACAAAGAAATGGTAAACGAATATAGAGGAATAAAAGTAAGATTTATACCATCAATATGCAAAAATGATGATTGGCATAAGATGATGGGATACGAAGCCAAAAGAACCGGACAAGCGCATATATGGAACAAGCAACGTGGATACGAAGGATATTTACAAACTAACGTGTAAGAAACATGACACTAGACGAAATAGCGTACAACATTTTAAATTTAGTTAGAGGAGGTAGGTCTAATACAGGCGAAAACATATCTATAGCTCAGCTAAAATTTAACATTAAGTACTACAGAGCAATGTTTATTAGAAGAGACTTTGCTAGAAATGGAAACATTACAAGACATCTTGAGCAAGATCTTAAGTGTATAGAATTTGAAAAGGTGGATGCATCTAAATGTTGCGCACTGCCTGTAAATTGTGATGTGTACAAATCTAAAGTTAAGATACCTAAAACAGTTAGGCTAAACTTTAGCGACGCTATTACACATGTGTCAGATGTAACGGGTTTAGAGACTATTCCTGTAGTTAGCCCTACAACTGTGCAGTGGCTTCCTTACGATAAGTTTACTAAAAATGCTAAAAGAGCATATATGATTGAAGATTATTTGTATATATATAATGCAAATGGGATGCAGTTTGCAAACATTAGAGGTATATTTGAAGACCCTGAAGTTTTGGGAACATATGACTGTGATGGTACAGAGTGTTATGACCATCATTCAGATTTTCCTATTCCTATGGATATGGTACAAATGATAACTCAAGGTATAGCAGGTACAGAATTACAGCTAATGGCAACTACTGTGTCTGATACAACTAATGATAATGCTCAAGATCCGCCTTTAGCTAGGCCATCTAAAGCATCAAAACAGAAAAGTAAATAATGTCTTACACTTTGCAGGATATATATAAAGAGTACGCGCAAATTGACAGCAGTATCGATAAAAAGATTTTTAGAGATATTTGTGAAGAGTTTAACATAGAAATAATAAATAGTATTTTAGAAGGAAGTACTTTGGACATGGGAAGTAATTTATCTACTTTATCAATAATACGAAAAGAAAGAGACCCTAGAAATCCTAGAGTAGATTGGGGTGAGTCTAATAGATATAAACAAGAACTAATAGAAAAAGGTAAAGAGCTTTATAATGCGGAAACAGAGCAAGGTGCTAAATGGCATATATATTATACTGACGGATTTTATTGTAAGTTCTACTGGCGTAAAGGTAAGTGTAGAATTTCTAATAAATCTGTATATAGGTTTGATGCGACGCGCGGCATTAAAGGTAATAAAGAGAAACTAATTAATCTGTTAAAAACAGACGACTTAGCATATTTAAAATTTAAAAAAGAATAGTTATGGGTTACATGAAAAAAATGAAAAGTTACAAACAAGGTGGAGCTAAGCCTGATTACTTAGATATGGACGGCGACGGAAACAAAAATGAAAGTATGAAGTCTGCAATTAACTCTAAAAAGAAAATGAAAAAAGGCGGAATGGCTGCAAAAAAGAAGAAGAAAAAAAAGATGGCTTCTCCAATGCGGTATCAGCAAGGTGGATTTTTAGAGCCATCAATTGAAAGAATAGGCTAATGGCTAGAAAAGGTAAAAAGAAAGGAGTAGATGGCAAAGCTTGTTGGGAAGGATATTATTATGCTGGAACAAAAAATGGCAAAGATATTTGTAAGCCTACTTCTAAAAAACAAGGGGGAGGATTCTTAGAGGCTCCTACACCAAATATAGATAATTTATAAAATACAATACAATGGCAGTATATAGAAATACATCATGCAAATGTGTAATTAGAAAGGTTATGAGAGATCTTAAGCCTAATAATGCAGATTGGGTAACAGATGCTGTAGAGTGGATAGGAGAGGCTCTTGAACATATTGGAGCAGCTACACAACTTGTGCAAAAGCAAACTGTATTAACTATTAGAAATAATAAATGTTTACTGCCTGAAGATTTGTATTATATAAATCAAGTAGCAGTTAATGAGTCTGTCAGTCCTGCAAAAAGTACAGAGTTAGATACGCTAGTGACTCAGATAAAAGGTCTTAGAGACGATATAAAAGAGTACAATGCAGATGTAGAGAAATTAACATCTTCTACTTTAGTTACTGCAGACCTAGATAAGTTTGACACTCAATACAAGTCTAACGTATTAGAACTTAGAGAGCTACAAAGTAGAATGCTAGTGCTTGAAAATATTTATTTTGGAAGTGGTGCAAGGTTAGAACCTTTAAAGTATGGTGCAGGTACGTTTCATAAAAGCATGCACTGCGATGAATGTGTTAATGAATTTGCGCAAAGTGAAGACTCGTACATAGTAGATGCAGATTATATTAAAACATCTTTTATGCAAGGTAAGGTTTGTTTAAGCTACATGGCTCTTCCAACTGATGATGACTGTTATCCTTTGATTCCAGATGACGTTAGTTATAAGGAAGCCATGTTTTGGTACGTGTACAAGCAAATGTTATTAGGAGGATTTGATAAACCTAACAATAAAATAGACTACAATTTTGCAGATCAAAAGTGGAAGCAGTACTGCTCTCAAGCTAGGAATTCTGCTAACTACCCAGACATAGATAGATACGAATCGTTTATGAATCAATGGGTTAGGCTTGTTCCTAATTTAAACAGGCATGCAGCATTTTTTGAAAATATGAATGAACGAGAAACATTATATAGAGGATAATGGGTAGACTTACAAAAGGAATGCATAGAGACACACACCCTTCAGATCAACCTGAAGGAACGTGGAGATATGCAAGAAACGCAATTATTAATAGAGTAGATGGTGCAATTAGTAACGAGCGAGGAACTGATGAAGGGCCTAATATAGGACTTCTTCCTGGATATAAAGTTATTGGTGCTATAGAAACTACTAGCGATGAAATTGTTGTATTTTCTGTAAATAGGTATCAATTTATGAATCCTAATACTGAAGAGCTTACTAACAGTCCTCATTACGGAAGATCTGAAATAGGGCTTATTACTAGTAACAATGACTACATAACTGCTTTAAACCTTCCTTTAGAAGATCCTGAAAATAATGATTGGGCAGCTTATGAAGCTAATGGCTATATAAATGCAATGGGAATTAATATAGACCTTAACCTAAAGTTTAATGCTTCTTACCCTATAACAGGTACATATAAAATTAATGCAAAAGGAGAGCTTATAGTTTATTGGACAGATAATTTAAATCCTCCTAGAACTTTAAATGTTACTAGGCAGCTTTATGGAAATGAAGGTAACAATCAGCCTGAGCATATTTTATTATATCAAAATAAATGGACTGATAGTACTAATCCAAATTATGTAGATCTACTAAATTTATTTACACACAGTGGTCCTATACCTAATATAAATTTACATAGTGTAACGTCTGGTGGAGCTTTAGTAACAGGAACATACCAACTAGCCTTAGCATATGTAGATGCAGACTTAACTGTAACTAATTATGTAATAGTAGATAATCCTGTTTCAATCGTAGAAGATGTAGAGAGCGTTACACCTATTGAAAGATATGATGGGGCGTCTGCAGGTAGTCAATCTGGAAAGTCTATACGGTGGAGAGTAAATAATATAAATGATTCTTATAAATTTTTAAGACCTGTTGTTATACAAACAATTGAAGATCAAAGATTTGCATTTCAATTACACGATATAGAAATAGGATTTAGCAATGTTGAACCTGGAGTTCAACAGATTGCTAATAATCAAATAGTAAATATTACATTTTCAGGAACTGAAGGGTATATTTCTACATCTGTTGAAGACGTAATAATTGATGAGGTATCTTACGATACTGTAAAAACTATTACACAATTAGATGATGTTTTATATTTAGGGAATCTAACAGGAACAAAAGATATAGGTTTCCAGCCTTATGCAGGAGATATTAAGTTAACTCCTACAGTTCGTACTATTACTGATTTTGATCCTTACTCTTTAATTACAGATAATATTGAAAACGGTTTTATAGAAGTAGAACCTTTAAATGCAAGTAAAGCTAATGGGTATAGAGACCCTTGGAATTGCTATAAAATGAAAGGATACATGCGAGGAGAAGTGTATGCTTTTTATATTGCGTTTATACTTAATGATGGCAGCATGTCGTATGCTTATCATATTCCAGGGAGAGAAGCTATACTAGATGAAAAAGAAGAGGTTGAGTCTGGTGATAGTGATTTTCAAGGCGCAGACTCTGCTGAAATATCAACTTTAGGTAATGTAAAAAACTTTCATGTTAAATCCTACAGTCAAGAAGCAGGCGCAAATAATATGAATTTTTGGGAAAATGAAAATGAGTACTATCCTAGTACACAAGCATTTTCAAATCCTGTATATAAAGATGAAAATGGAAAGCCTGCAAGAGTTAGGCACCATCATTTTCCTAAAAACTCTCATCCTGAGTTTGCAGCTGTTCAACTTACTTCTGTTAGCGCAATGTCAACAGCAACTCCAGAATCTCCAAATGTTACAATAACATTTGATGATATAGCAATTACAGATTCTGATATAAACTCACTAGGCTTAACTTGGATAGATGAGCAAGGAGATGTAATACCTGCCTATATGATGGCAGCTATGACAGCATTTCACGTTGATGATATGCCTACTGTTATTGAAGTAGGGCAGATGTATAACGTTACTTGGGATATGGCAGATTGGGCAACAGGCGGAGGAACTTATGAAGGTCTTGTTGTTTCTGTTCAAGAAGATAACGATTGGATACTTATTTCTCATGAGCAATATTATATAGACTCAGGAATTCCTAACTGGGCAGGAGGTGGATTAGTTGATGCAATTGGAAGTTGGTTTGCTGAACAATTTAGTTCTGCTGATTATCCAAATGATTCAAATATTTCTAACGCTCTTGGAGGTGCATTTGACTCAGGACACATGACTCCTGCAAATTCCTCTTTACCAGGCAATTGTGTAACAGTTACAAACGGAGGAACAGTTAGTGACACAGTTCAAATTTTAGGATTTGATCTTTCTGACATTCAAATACCAGGGCACATTGCAGATAAAGTGCAAGGATTTAGAATTTATCATGCTAAGCGTGATCATAAAAATAAAAGAATTTTAGGGCAAGGTCCTATAACTCCTTACAATAAACAAACCGGAAGACTTGGAGGATGTCTTGACGACCCTAGAGAGGGTGTTAGTAGTAGTCAAGATTTTTGGGTAAAAACTCCTTTAGATATTGACGATCCAAAAGATAGCAGATCTCCAATAATGGCTTTTTATAATTTTGAATTGCTAAGAACTCAAAACTCTATAGCGCCTGCAACTCATATATCAATTCAAAATACAGTTACTCACAAGGTGTTT